GCGCCATCTGGACGACTTGTATCAAATTCTAATTCACCTTGAAAACCAACAACTTCTTTAATCATTTCAGCCCATTCACGAATAGGCATATCATAACCTGCTGTCAGATTAACATAACTTTGCATTGGCGATGTTACTGAATCATATTGTTCTTTTGTAACATTCATTACATGGATACATCCATCAGCCATATCATCTGAATATAAAAACTCTCTCCTTGGTGTACCTGTTCCCCAAATTTTAGCTGAATCAGCATCTTTTAATTTGGCTTGATGAAGTGTGTTAATAATACCAGCTGTAACATGACCATTTTCTGGATGATAATTATCTCCAGGTCCAAATAGATTACATGGTAATACTGTGCGATAATCTGTACCATATTGGCGATTATAGCTTTCACACATTTTAATGGCTGCTATTTTTGCTATTGCATAAGGTTCATTTGTTGGTTCTAATGCACCAGTCATAATCATATCTTCAGTAATTGGATTTGGTGCAAATTTAGGATACACACAAGTTGAACCAATCATCAATAACTTATTTACTCCATTTTCATAGGCTGCATTAATTGTATTTGTTTGAATCATAAGATTCTTATAAATGAATTCGGCAGGATATTCATTGTTTGAATGAACACCACCAACTTTAGCGGCTGCAAAATATACTTGGTCTGGTTTTTCTTTTTTGAAGAATTCATTTGTAGCTTGCTGATTCGTTAAGTCAAGCTCTTGATGTGTCCTAACAATAATAGAACTTGGGTCAACTCCATTTAATATTAATTGTTTGATGATTGTTGAACCAACTAAACCTTTATGTCCCGCTACATATATTTTCATCTTATACCTCTAGGTCTTGGTAATCATGGTAAATCAATTGACTACCCAAATGTTCGAAATCAACAGGTACTTCTTTTAGTTTAAGTGCTTCGGCTACTTGTTTTTGTAAATGTGGTGGAGTTAAAAACATCATAAACCCACCGCCACCAGCACCGAGTAATTTACCACCAATAGCACCGGCTTTAATACCTGTATCATACATTCCATCTATTTCAGAATTTGTAATTGTTGTTTCTATTTGTTTCTTTAATTCCCATTGAGTTTTCATTAATTCACCAAGGTCATTCATTTTTGTGGGTGAATCTGAAAATAAAATACTTTCGGCCTCTTTGGTAATTTGTGCTATCTCATTCAAATCAACTTTTTTATTGGTGATATTACTTATTTTCTTTTCAGCAATATCATGGGCATTCCTTAATTTGGCTGTAAAGAATAACTGAACCCAAGATTCTAATTCTTCCATTTTATCTTTTTTTAAATGTAATGGGCATGTTGTAAAATTCCATGACCCACCAAAATCAATACGATTTATCCCACCAAATGCAGCTGCAACTTGGTCTTGTGACCCAACGGATTCTTTTAAAATGTTTTGTTCTAAATGTATAGACTTGGATGCTAAATCTCTTTTGGTAAAATTCTGCCCTTCGAGAACTGATAATCCATGAATTAAACCAACAGCAAAGCTTGAACTTGAACCAATGCCTGTTCTATTTGGTAAATCACCATGATGTGTGATATCAAGGCCATAAGGAATATTCATATATTTAATAGCTTCACGAATCACAGGAATTTTAATATCATCAACTAAATTGGTTTCTTCTTTTTCATAATAACGAATACGATATTTGTAATCAAAAATATTTGGTAATTTTCTTAATACAAGAAATGAATATTTGTTAATGGTCGTTGAGATAACAGAGCCGCCATTTTCTTGGTACCAGGCAGGATAATCTGTGCCACCACCAAAAAATGAAATACGAAAAGGTGTTCTAATGATAATCATCTTATGATAAACTTTCCTTTATGTTCAGCAACATTTTCACGCCAGTAATTTAATAAATCTTCCATTGTTTTATAAAATGGAATCTCTGTTTTCCAACCCGTATGTTTGTAGAACTTCTCGGTATTAGGAACTTGTAAGTCAGCATCAATTGGTCTTAATCTTTCTGGATCCACTTCAATACGAATCTTCTCACGCATTGGTGATAATGATAATAGAGCATTAAGCACATCTGAAATCTCACAGGTATATGTTCCACCAATGTTATAGTATTCACCAGGAGTTGGATTAACTGTGAGTAACATATAGTAAGCACGAACAGCATCACGCACATCAGCAATCGTTCTTAAACTTTTTAGATTACCAACTTTAACGACAGGTTCAATATAACCAGCTTCAATCATCGCAATTTGTTTAGCAAAGGTTGATTCAGCAAATACATCACCTCGTCTTGGACCAGTATGAGTGAACATTCTTGTTGTCATAATGGTCATACCATAAGCCTCTGCATAAAAACGACCAACTAAATCTGTTCCTACTTTTGAGATAGCATATGGTGATGCCGGATGAAACGAACAGTCTTCATCAATAGGTAATTTTTCTTGAGGCACTCGACCAAAAACTTCAGAAGAAGAACATACATGAATGATAGCATCATGCTTATAATTTTTAAGTGATTCTAATAAACGAGTGGTGCCTTGAATATTAGTATTCATGGTATCAAGTGGAGCAGTAAAACTTGTTTTAGGAAAACTCTGTGCCGCCAAATGAAAAACATAATCTGGCTGTGTTTTTTTAATAGCTGTATCAATTGAAATGCCATCATTTAAATCACCATACACCAATTTAACACGATGTTTTGTATTGATGTTTTCAATGAGACCACGAATATTATCAAGTGGACTTCTCCAACGAATAAGGCCTACAATATCCCAATCAGTATTTTCAATGAGAAAGTCCGCTAAATGCGAACCAACCATGCCTGTAATACCAGTAATAAAGGCAATCTTTTTCATTACATATCCACCGCTTTCATAATATCAATCAATCGAGAAACATAGGTGTGATTCTCTTTCACTTTAACCATTTGTCTTAATATTTTATCTTTTGTTTTTGGGTCATCTTGCATTTCTTTTGCTATATGAAATAATTCATAAGTATCAGATGAGTAAGCTGCATCACCATCAAAGAAATCATATACAGCTTTAGAGTTTGTAATCACTAATTGACCATAACTTGTATTCTTAAATGACCTACATGGAACATATTTGTTGGCTAAATGGTCTTTTACTCGCACATCAATTGGTAAGTATGATTGAAGAACATATTGTTTTAATTGCAATGGTGAAATTGGGTTTCTCCATGGACAATTGTGTGCAAAGACGATATCGTTTTCTTTACATGCACGAATGAATGGTTCAAAGAATTGTATATTACCATCATTTTCTTCACCAACTGCACTTCCACCACCTTCACGAATTGTTCCACCAAAGAAAGCATATTTTGGTTCTGCAAATGGAGTAAACCTATCTTCAAAATTAATTTCAGATGGGAGTAAGTCAGAAGCCCAAAAAGCATAAAAGCAATCGTAATTATCACCTCTTTCGTAATAAGAAACACCATCACGAATCACTTCATAATTTTCTTTTTCAAATTTATAGGCGTAATTCTTATCTTCAACACCATCAATACCCCAATTACAAGATAATCTATGGTCAATTAATTTACCCACTTTACCAAGATACATGTTGGCACCTGGATTACCTTCAACTGGTCCCTTGTTGCCAAGATAATGAATAAGATATGTTGAAGATTTTCTTAATGGAAGTTTATTACTTGTTGAACTTAATCCATTTGGAAATACTAACCATTGCTCTGATATAATCAATGAATCGTCAAAGAATTCATCAGGCATATTATCTCGATTATCTAGCCAATAAACTTCAAGATTAAGATATTGGGCTGCACGAACATATGCACTATGAACAAAAGAATGGGTGTGTCCCGTATCTGGCTTGGCACCCCAAACAATTATTTTTTTATGTTTCATGGAATGTAGGCTACCAAAATATCTTTCTCTGGAAATTGTCTACCAAAACTGAAACCTCCATCCAAATAATCAATTACATAATTAGGGTTTATTTTTAATAAAGATTCAATGAAATCAGATTTCTTTAAAAAGTCCCAAGAATCAGTATCAAATAATCTTACATCATCAGCAAAGATGACATGATTCTTAATTGGAGATTCTGCAATAGAAGCTAATTCATGTAATAATGGACATGGTCCATATTTGTCACTACCAGGAGTTTCTAATTTAAAACTACGATGAGCATCTAACCAAAATGTTGAAGGCTCTGTTAAATTTGGAATAATATGGTCTCTTAATATATCAGGTGAATCACCTTTCCATATCTTTACTTGACTATTATCCTTAAACATCTCAACACAGTTATTATATAAAGTGTCAAATATTTCTATACTATGAATATTTTTAAATCCATATTCAATAGCAGTATTAACTGTATCGCCTTGATAAGTTCCGCTTTCAATAAAGTTATTTTTTTTTGAATATTTTGTTAGATAATCTATTGTTAATTGTGGCATAATTTATTTCCTTAAATACCAAGCTGAATTGGTAACACCAGTTACTTCATTGGATCTTTCTTTTAAAAAGTAAGATAAAGCATTACGAACAGAATATAGTTGTATATCATGGCCTCCAAAAATACCACCTTTTTTTAATTTTGGATAATAATTTTGAAAGTCTTTTAATGCAGCTTCGAATGAATGGTCACCATCAATAAAAACAAAATCTAATGATTCATCTTTAAGTGTTTTTACAAATTCTTCACTTGATACATGAAGAAATTCTACTTTATTTTTGTATGGAATTAATTTTTCTTGAGCTGCTTTCTTCATTAAATTTTGGCGGTCTTGATTCCAATCAGATCCATCCCAATCAACAAATGTTGGATAATTATCGATTGCATATAATTTTTTAAGGTTCTTAATACCTTTGGCAAATGCTTCAGTTGTATGAGCTAAACAAACACCAACTTCAACACCAACCAATTTACCTTTAAGTTCATTAATTGATTCAATTAAACCTTCGCCTGACGGAGAAGATGTTGCGGTATATTCTATTTGTTTTTGCACCCATTCAGCTGCAGGTAAATGGTGATTTGGATCACTATTGCGATTTTCGTGAAGTGAACTTAAAACTTGATTCGTATCTATTACAAAGTCTTCATTACTCATATTTTTTTCCTATTAATTCGTTCCATTCAGGAACACGGTCATATTGGTGAACTAAAGCAAAAGGTGTACCATCACTTGTGCATACATTATCATACACTAATTTTGGAGTTTTTTCAACCAGTTTGTCTGCATATTTGCCTTGCATTTGTGGGCCAGTTGTACCTAATTGAGCGGCATATCCGTCTTCTGACATGGCAAAGTTTGTGATATCTTTGTATGATTTCATATTAAGTAACACATTCAATGCAGCTTGGTCAGGACCACCACCTCCATCGATAAATGGAGACGATCCATTGCATAACAAATAAATGTTAAGAAACACATCAAGCATTGTATCAAACTCGCCTGAGATTGTTCCTGCATTGTATATCAGGTTGTCTTTATTATGGTCGTGAATTAGTTGACCAAAGGATTTAAGAAGGTTGTTGTTACCCCAATCTTCATCTTTATATCGAATAGATTCACAGGCAACATTAATCTTTTTGTCTTTGATATTGTTTTCTAACCAAGTTGATGGGTTAGATTGGAAGATAACATCTTTTACATCGGTAGTAATGATGTAGCGATATTGACCTTTTAATTGTTTGAGGAAGTACCAGAGATGATAGAATCTTTCCACAACAATTGAGAATTGTGGTTTATATTCAAATCGTTTTTCTTGGTCATTCTTTTTGAAGGCGAGAATTGTGTATTCTCGTTTGACAAGCTCATCAACGGTGTCATAATCAACATTATAACAAATCATAGCCTTGGTGCCGGTGAAACCAGACCTATCTAATGAATTAACCCACGGTTTAATCTTATCAAAATTATAACCAGTAATGCAACCAACCACAATGTCTTTCATAATAAACTCCAATAATATATTTTATTTAGTCGTGCTGTAATCCTTAAACCGAATTATTTTAGATTGACCAGGTGTATCTTTCTGATAGGTCTTTTTTAATGTGTTGGTGCCATCTTGGCCAGCACCAGATTTAGAAAGAATATCAGTTTTGATATTTACAGCTTCACCCACACCATGTTTAAAATATTGTATTCGTCTTTCTTGCTTTGACACCCATTCTTGTGATGGTTTGCCTTCGCCTTTATAATAAGCCAATGGTCTTTGTGTTGATTTTGAAACCAATGCCCATTTTCCATTAACTTGTTTTAACATTATTTTACTAACCTTACTGAACCATCTTCTTTAACAAAGAATGCTTCGAATTTAATTTCTTCAAATTCTTTTTGTAGGTGAAGAAACATTTTTAAATTTTCTAATGAATCATCAAATAAACGAGCTCTTGCAAATTGCTTGGTATTTAGATAGTTGCGGATAATGACCATTTTTGAAATAGCTGTAGAACGAATATCTTTAATTTTACCAGCTCTTTCAACACGGACTTTATCAATATCAAATCCATATTTACGAAAAGTATCTAAAAACTTTTCACGGTCATCAAAGTCATCTCGTGCTGTTACAATAATCACACGACTTAATTCTGTATTGAGTGCGTTCTTCAGAATTGCTTTGGCTTTTGCCATCATACTTTTAATAGGTTTAGATTCATTATAAAACTTTTCAGCATCACGAAATTCTTTGAAATCAAATTCTTCACCATCATTTAAATCATAGGTACTATATGAATGTGGGTCAAGCTTTTTAACAATCTTATTACCTTTTTTAACCGTGACACGAGCTGTTGTTTTAAACAAAGTGTCATCGATATCAAATATGGTTAATCCACCATTTTTAAATTCTTCGGTAAGAAAGTTGCTAAATGATTTCATATTAATTTCTTGTTAGATTTAATATCTTTTGAACTTGTGCTTCTAAAATTGGTCTACGATTAGGCCACTTAATGATAGGTTGGTCAGCTGTTTTAATTAACTTCATTAGAAAAGGAACAACAATCTTTTCAACTTCGGCCAACCTTGTTTTATATTCTTCAATTGTATCTGCCTTTTCGGAGATAACTGCATTATATTCTTCCTCATCGGTTGCTGTAAAACCAAAATCATCTTCACCATATTCGGCCATAATAGCCGTGAGGTCATATTTTTTATCTTCTGCCATTTATTTACTCCATGCCTTGGCGGCATTAAAATTAGCTTGTGAGAACTCTAATCGGTCTACAAGTTTTACTGCATTACCTTTAATGTGGTCAACTGCCACGAATCCTTCGGCACCCGTAATCTTAAATCCTGTATCTGTTCGTAGAAATGTTCCTGTAACTTGTTGAATCTGTTGTAACTTTTTAACAATCATTGATTTAGATTGAACCAAACCATTCTGAATATCAAATATCTTTTTTAATTCTGTGGCATTATTACGATAGAACCGCATCAATTCAGATTTCTCGGCTATTCTTTTCTTCTTGGTATCATCTCGTTTAGCTGCAATAATTTCTTTATTCAGTTTGTCTTCGATTGTTTTAATTAATTCACGGACATGCCTAGTTGTATCTGTGATGACTTGACCAGCACGAACTTTTGAATTATTAAATGCTTTAATTTGTGTAAGAATTGTTTCACTTGAACCTATTCTATTTAGCACCACAGGATTAATTCCTCTGAATAGATTACCAAGGTCTGATAAAATATAATTAATATTCTTTGTTTCTTGTTCAGTAAAAGTGGCTGTACCTGAAGCATCAACAAAGTATGCGTCACGGAACCAAACATCTTTAGTTGTTGCTAAACGATTAATATCAATATTAAATGAAGCCTTCATATCTGAAAATGTTTTGCCTGTATATGAAGTATGAAATACAATACCAACTTGTGCTGATAACATCATCTGTGCTAATTTAGAATCAGAAGGAACAGCATACACGATTGTATTAGGTTGAAAGGTAATATAATCTGCACCATCAATCATTTCATTTTTTAAATCACCTTTGGTAAACATCATGTCGCCTTGAAGAACACCTTTGATACCAAGTTTTGGTAAATATCTTAATGCTACTTTAAGTTTCTTATTAAGACCTTCAGCTGGATGATTATCATCAATATCTTTATCAGTATAATTGAGTTTAGCATTCTTTGCAAAAACACCTTTGGTGCCCACAAAGAATTTATTGTTTTCTGGATTAATACCACAGAATACAGCCGGTGCGCCATCCCATTTTGTAGTGAGATTTACTTTAGTGTCGGTATGGCCTGCCAACATATCTCGTAGTGAACGGAGAAAATTAATAGCATCTCGAGCCCCAGCTACACCACGATTTAATACCTCATCTTCAAGATGTTCTAGGTGAACATTTTTGTTTTCTTTTGATTCCGTTAAGTATTCTGTAAATTTCATTTTATCTCTTATTTGGCTATTACAAATTTACCTGATTTTATAGTTCTACTTGAAGTATATTCAATAAATTTTTGAACAACCTTTTCATTTAATGGTTGTAATTTTGGTTTTCCTTCATTATTTTTAAACCAATTATATATTACTGGCATAATAGCATTTGCTACATACAAAGCACTCAATGTTGCTCTTTCTTCATCATATTTTTCTTTTTTTGGAGTTTGTAATTTTACTCCGGGTTTAACCCCAAATGATTTATTAGCTTTTGCTAATTCTACACCATATTTAGCGATGCCAGTATTAAAGGCTGTTTTTAAAGTTTGGCCAAATGATTTATCAACTTCTGATAAAATCTGTGTAATTAATGGAATACCAACAACTGAACCACCACGGCCTCCTGCACCAGTCACTTCAATCTCACACTTAACAGCTTTATTTACTCCATAATTCGCACTATATGGATCATGGCGTATTTTAAGTTTATCTTTTTTATCTTTACTAAAATAAATTTTAATATCTCTAGTAACAGGTTTTGCTCTAGTATATTTTTTACTCCAATCACTTATACCATAATATTTAATATCACTTAAATATTTTTCTTCATCAGTCCTTTTGAAATTAACTTTTACTATATGAACTTCGTGTTCTGCTTTTTTAAGTGATAGTGGAAGTAATTCACCACTCGTAACTAATTCACCAGTTAATTTATTTAAATTGATAAAGTTATATGATTTACCTAATTTACCTTCTACTAATTTAACTTCTTTTAAAATGGTTTCATCACCTTTTTTAGAAACAAAGTATATATCAGCGGGACTCCATTTGTTAATATCACCAAAATAATTACCTTCATTTTTATTAGCAATATCAAACAAATATGCTATATTTTCCATAGCATTTGATCCTCGTCCTTTTTCTTTTGCAGCTCCACGGACATATATGATATCTTGCCATTTTGGTGCTTGAATCTTTGAAAACTTTGAGCTTATATTTTTAATATCAACAATAAGTTTTTTAGCAATATTTAATGATGATTCATACCACCCAGCCGAATCATTTAAAAACTTTTCAATCTCTGCTAATGTAATAGATGGTAAATTAGTTTTTTTAAAACAATCATCTATTAATTTACCATAATGTTGTTTAAAGGCCTTATAGTTTGGAAGTTTTTTAAGGTCAAATTCTTTTGAGGTTTTTGTGATGCCAAGATTGTCAGCAATTGCACAAAATAACGCTTGTGCCGCCTCGCCTTCTTTTGGTGAATCTGCCATCTAATACTTCCTTTTCAATTATTAGGGTATTTATGCTATCACAACTATCGTATTATGTCAATCTCTTTATCGCCTGTCCAAACTTCAATATCGTTTCTTATTCTATTCTCTGCTTGTAATGATTCAAACCTTGTAGTTGCCTTGCGTTTCCACCAGTCTATAATCGTTTCCAGATGGTGTTTATCATAGTTTTCTTTATCGGGAATAAGTTTATCCGTTCTACCCATAACGACATCTGTAAAATTGGAGAACCCATAATTACAGGCATAATATCTTTTCTTTTCTGTAAGATTTAAGGCATTACGAATAGTGGCCATAAACTTTTCATATTCTGGTTCATTTTTAAGAGCTACTTTGGTGAGTGATATAATCTTATTTGATATTTTTAATTTACGGGAAGAAGCGTCAGCTGGTACCAATTCACCAACAACATTTTCAACATAATTCTTAATGTCTTCATATGGTTTGCCGTGCATCATTGGCAGAAATTCTGAATCTGTGAGGCCTTTAAATCTTAAATATGGTTTCATACCATCATACTGTGATGATGATTTAGATGAACCATACAAACTTGTTGTTTCAAATAAACAAGTATTCATATCATACTTGGCATTTAATTTTTCACGAACCCAATGAGAACAACAGATAGCCGCCAGCAATTTACCACCAAGATAATTAAATCCAAATGGTTGTGCTGGCACTATCACAAACCCCATCATTGAGGTTTGGTTGAAAGACTTGGCGGATGAAGGAGTTTGTGAAAAAACACCACCAAGCATTTCATTACGAGGTTTCATATTAATGACTGGAGAACCAAGGCGAATAAAACCAACCCATTTACCAGTATTCTTTTCAAGGACGGCCAATCTTAAACATCTACCTGGAATGCTGGTCATATTAGAATGTGAAGATATCATATTCAAATAGATGTCCCAATTATCTTGTGGTAATTCTAAAAGTTCAAAGTCCATATCATTAGGATGTATGGTAAAATCTGAAAACAAATCTTCTTCTGGTCCCATACCTGGTAAAACCATAGGTCTATTAGATAATGAGTTTAATTTTTGGTCTCGAATGTAATCATCAATTCTTTGAAATCTATCAAAATAATCAGAAAAAACATTAGCACAATGAAGTGCTTGTTCTTTGGTAAGTTGCATTAAACTTTAAACCCTTCAAAGTTATTAATTTTATTCTCACGAGTACCAAAGCTGTTTAATGGTTCATCATCGACTTGGCCTGTATCAGCAATTTGTTGTTGAGCTGATGGTTCGGCATCATATAACCTCATTTTTGCACGGTCAATGCCTATGACAAATCGTTTGTAATAACTTGGGTCTGAATACCGATTCTTCAATTGTTTTACCAATATTTGATTTAATGAATCTAATTCTTCATTAGAAACTAAAGCAAACATAAAGTCAGCAGTTGCTGGTAACCCAAAAGATTCAGATGTATCTTCAAGGCCTGGATCGGAGTTTGAGAATCCTGACCTTGTGGTTTGGGTGGCAGAAACAATTGGTACTCCAGCCTCGACAGCCAGACCTCTTAATTCTTCAGCGATAGATTTAATATATGAATAACTATTTACATTACCGCCTGGTTTAATACGAGCTGAACAACAAATATTAAGGTAATCAACAAATATTATATGTGGTTTAAACCCTTTTTTAAGTTGAAGTTCATTGAGTAAAGCACGAAAGTGTAATACCGAAGCCGCAGCCGTTGGATATTCTTTGATGATTAATTTACCCTGTGTTTTGTTTTTTAATGTTTCGAATTTTCTTTCATAATCTTTTTTAGACATGATATGTAATTCATTAAGTTCAACATTCAAAAGATTAGCATCAATTCTTTCAGCAATCTTTTCTTCGGCCATTTCCATGGTAATATACAAAACATTTGAACCTTGAGATACTGCGGCTGCAGCTTGATGACACATGAATAAGGATTTACCAACACCCGTACCAGCAAGAATGATATTGAGTGTTTTAATTGGCAGGCCGCCTTTGGTTACTTTATTGAATATATCAAGGTCAAAGCGGACACGAGATTCTACAGCATGATATGAATCATAACGAGAATCGTAATCTTGAATATAATCGTGACCAACACTTTTGTCAAATGAAACACCAAGTGCATCGCTTAGTAATTTAGGTATTTCACCTTTGGCTTTATTTTGAGACCGATTATCCAGAATCGATACTGATTCCATGATTGCATTATAGATGGCTTTATCTTGACAAAACTTTTCGGTTTGTTCAACTAACCAAACTGTTTCTGTTGGTTCATCTTTAGCTTGATTGATTTCATTGAGTAGTTCAATGGCACCAGATACTTCAGATTCGGTAAGTGTTTTCTTTTCGGTAAAATTAATTACCAAAGCTTCATGTGTTGGTGGGCTTTTATACTTATTGATAAATTCATATACTTCTTTGAATACTATTTTTTCGGTGTTATCTGAAAAGTATTCAGGCCTAATAAAAGGAATTACCTTGCGAATGTATTCATCATTGTATATCAGGTTCTTGAGTATCGTCTGTTCTAGTCTGTTCATTATATTTGTTCGTCATTATTAATTCGGTTAAGATATCACCCATAATGGTATGCAATTCCTCGTCTTTTGTCAAGTCATCGATATCATGTTCGCCTGGGTGGACTATTGTGTATCCAAATTGTAATTTGGCCATTTCACCTTCTGAAACTACTCTTGCTTTCTGATAATGGTAAAGGACACCCTTATATTCTTCCATAAGAAGTCCAATACCAGTTAAATCTGATTCTTTGAAGTCGATGAATTTGTAATCGATGTCTTCTTTATACTTCTTCATCTTTGGTTGATTCCACGGGAGAAAGCTGAATATCCTCTCCCATAATGTTGCTATAGGCAATCTCATATTTTTTCTTCACATATTCTTTAAAGGGTTCATATTTAAGTAAATCTTTCCAGAATTCATCTGTCTGTGTAGATTCAAATCTAACTCGGTCACCAATTTCACCGGTAGTTCGGTCAATCTTTGCATACCATCCAGGACTTGGTTTAGAAACAAACCCACCTTCGATAGCCAAATCAACAAGGCCAGAATACCTTTGTATACCGCCATCAAATGATACTGTAATAGGTATCTTGGCTTTTTCTTTGGTATATCTTGATTTTTCTACATTGATAATAAAGTTGTAACCAACAATTTCGGTGCCATCTTTTTCTTGTTGACGACCAACGATGTAAATATTATCGGCAGAATAATAAGAACCTGTGCCACCACCAACAATATCTTTAGGGAACATACCAATTTCTTTATAGGTATGATTGACTACGACCATTGGAATATCTTTGAGGTTTAGATGTGGTGTGACCATACGGAATAAACTCTTAACTTGTTTAGCACGAGACATATCAGCTACTGATTTGCCATCAAGAGCATCTTCAACTTCTTTCTTGGATGCCAAATTACCGATTGAATCAAGCACGATAATTAATTTATCACCTCGTTGAACATCTTGGAGTTGTTGCATGATATCAAACTTGAGTTCTTCAATGTTTGTGAGTGGTGTGTGTAATACTCTATCCATATCAATTTCAAATGTTTCGAAATATTTAATTGGAGTACCAAATTCTGAATCATAGAATAATAAAACGGCATCTTTATATTTGTCCATATAAGATTTTGCCATAAGCAAACTAAAAGCTGTCTTAAAGTGTTTTGATGGGCCGGCCCACATCGTTAGACCTGGTGTTAACCCACCATCTAATCTACCCGATAATGCCACATTTACCATGGGCACCTCGGTTGTAATCATATCTTTTTCATTAAAGAATTTAGATTTTGAAAGAATTGAGCTTTCTTTAATTGTTGAATTCTTTTTTAATTTATCTAATATGCTCATACAAACTCCTCATTTAATATAGTATTATACATCATATCTAGTGTGTGTGTCAAGTGTTTTAATCATCTTTACCGCTATGGGTTCTTTTTATTATGTGGAACATCAAATACAAATGTTATTCTCAATTCATTACCTACATTTTCTGCACCATGTGGTTTCTTGTTATTAAACCAAAGAAGTGTTCCTGGTTCTATAATGACAACATCATCACCACAATGATACTTATAACGGCCTTGAATTGATAAGTGATATCGGTCTTTGGTTAAGTAATATGTGCCTTGGTCGATGTGTGTGCCAACAATATCACCAACAGGTAATGATAGAAAACCACATCGGCAAAATTTATGAAAGTGTCTTTTTAAAAAACTAATAATTTCCGTATGGTTTTTATAGGCTGGTGTTTCAACACAAAGTTCGGTATTAACAGCCAATTCATTTGGATTATTCACTGCACCCATAACTAATTGTAATACGCCGGCTTTAATAATATATTGGTCTTTATCTAATTGCTGGGTACCGGGCATGTTTTTTTGACCACCCCAATCATCTGAATATTTTTCTAATTGAGCTTTTATTTTAGAAACATTAATACCTGTTCTAATGATACGAATATTATCCAAAGAATTGCTCCAAATTAGGCGATTTATTTTTTATATTATTTAATCTATTTAATTCCATGATTTCTTCATGTTTTTTATGTGAAATAAAAACCCTGTT